TCATATGCGGCGGCACCTTGTACAACTGGCAGACCGTAACGGAAGAATGTTTCCGGCTTTCCAGCAGCTGGGCCTTCTCGTTGTCCATGGCCAGCTGCTTATAGGTCATACCCTCCTGGAGCATGGCCACGCTGAACATGTTGCGAATGCCGCTATGGCGTTCCGCGAACTTGGCAAGAAATCGATCCAGCTTAGCCTGATCAGAAATCGGTGCAGCCTCCCGAGGCCGCTCAATCACGCCAGACATGGTGGTACCACGGGAGAACACCGCCGATGCATGCTCTTCTGTAGCGATTGCCAGGCCGATGGCGTCTGCGTTGGTCTCAATAGGCGAAACGCCAACGTAGCCATCCAGGGAAAAGCCCTTGATGTGATGCACCATGCGCGAGGGCAGAATCTCGTTCTGATCAATCAGATGGTAATACGGCATACCATCGTTACCCTTCAGCACCCGCACCTTGGTGTTGCTGATCGGGATCAGCTCCCGCACATAGCCCGCGCCGTCCCTGTCGATCAAAGCAATATGGTTACCATCCAGCCCAAGTGCGCCCTGGGCTTGTTCGTAGTACTCGAAAGCCGTGTCCTTGCGGTTCGGCTGAGAGTGGATCACGTCGTACAGCGGGTGATCGGTAGCCCTCTCCCGATTGCCATCACCCGTGCGGCGGTATAGCTCGCACGGCAGCTGGGCAACGGATTCAGCGAGCAGAGTTACACAGCCCCGCAGAGCGGTAAGCGCCAGCGCAGTGTCTTTGTTGACCATAGCGCCAGAGGCACTGCGGGAAGACATGGAGCTAACCCAGTTACTCCAGTCACCACCGGAGTTCCGGCTACCTGCAGAGCTGGACTGAAAAAAGCTGGAGAGAAACATCAGCTATCACCCCTCACCCGATGGCTGGCCTGGAAGTCCCGCACGGCCATAGCCCGGGCACTCATGAAGGACCAGGCCAGGCATAGCAACCCGCCCATGATGTATCCAGCCGGCGGGAACACAAGCCAGGCCCCAAAGGCCACCAGTATCGCGCCAGCCAGCCCGATCAGGAAAGTAATAATGGTCATCAGCATGTCACGTCCGAAGTGTCGTAAATGGATGGCTGCACCTGGTCGCCCTCAGAGCGAATGGCGCGCCCCAAGGCCATGATCAGCGCCACAACCCCGTCGATCTTGTTTTCAGGGAATTCCTTACGCGGGTAGATGTTGTCTTTGGCATCCAGGTGCGCCACCACGTTAGACATCATCCAGGTAAGCACCGGGTCACCGTTATGCCGGATTCGCTGTTCCAGCGTGAGCGCTTCCAGTGTCTTCATCGGTTCACTCATGTTCTGAACGGTCTGCCGGTATTCAATCATCGGCAAACCTTCTTCCAGCATCCGCGTAGCCAGATACGTGGCCTGCCAGGGGTCAAACCCAACGCTTTCGATATCCAGCAGGCTGGCCAGCTCCCGCAGGTCTTCCTCAATGAATGCGAAGTCGGTTGTTGCGCCTGGTGTCAGCGTTACCAATCCCTGCCGGGCCCAGCCTGCATAGTGCTGGTTGCGGCCATCCTCCGCCGCATCCTCCGGGATGTAGTACTTGCCGAAAGTTGTGAAACCGCCGTCGTCGTCTTCCACCACAACCATCAGAGCCGCAATGTCGATCTTGCTGGCCAGGTCCAGGCCTATCCACGCCTTGCGGCCGGCACAACCCTCCAGCGTGAGCGCCGGATTGCCGCAGCGCTCCCACGCCTGCAGATCCATCCAGGCGGTGTCTGCGTTCACCCAAACATTCAGATGCTTGGTGAGGAAGTTGTTTGTTGCGGCCGCCATGGTCATGGCCTTGCGGGCTTTGCGCTCGATGTCCTCCGGGTTAACCGACACACCCCAGTTCGGGTTGGCCTTCGCCCAGCTTGCCGGGTCTGTCCAGTCGTCGTCCTCGTCGATCGTGTAGATGATCCCGAAATAGCTCTCATCCTGAACCACGCCCTCCAGGATCTTGGTCACGTAGGCCCGCTGCTCATAGCAGATGCCGGCGCGGTTAAAGCCTGCAGTGGTTATCAACCAGAGCAAAGGCTGCTTGCGGGCGCCGGTACCAGTCTCGATAACGTCGAAGATCTCCCGGGTTTTGTGGGCATGCAGCTCATCGATCAGGCCACCGTGAACGTTCAGGCCGTCATGGTTGCCGCCCTGGTCACGGCTCAGCGATCTGAAAACGCTGTTGGTGTGCTCCACGAAAACCGTGTGGGAACTGGTCGCCACACCAAACCGCGCCTTAAGGCCCGGGGTGCGGTCTACCATCTGCTTGGCATCCTTCCAGGTAATCTGCGCCTGGTCACGAGTAGTGGCGGCGCTGTATACCTCAGCACCCGGTTCACCGTCGGCGGTCAGCAGGTAAAGGCCAACGCCGGATGTTTCCGACGACTTTCCCTGTTTTCGGGGCATCTCGTTGTAGGCGGTTTTGAATCGGCGGTAGCCTTCCTGGTTGATCCAGCCGAACACCGTGGTCAAACGGAAGATCTGCCAGGGCGAAAGCTCCAGGCGCTTACGCTCACGAGCCCATTCGCCCTTAACGTGCGGCAGCAGCTCAATGAACTGACATACCCGATTGGCCAGCGCCGGCTCAAACCAGTACGGAAATTCAGCCGTACCTTCACGCTTCAAGTCATTGAGCTGGCGCTGGCACGCCAGGCGCACCCACTTACAGGCCGGGATCTCGCCATCAAGCACCTGCCGGATGTACTCCATCGCAATGGCAACGTAGTCTCTGGCCATCAGATGCTCTCAAACCCGCCGAGATCCAGCTGGCCCTGCGAAGGCGCTTTCACCTTGCTCGCACCGGCCGGCGTAAGGCCAAACTCGTTGGCGCTTTTCATGACCTGATCCCAAAGCTTGTTGCGGATCTGGAAGTACACCGACTGCACCGCGTAGTTCTGCGGCGTGAAGTCCACCATGTCTTCCAGGCGCTTCAGCTTTTTGGTGATCTCCTCAAACTTGCCAACCGAATCGCAGTGAGCGGCAAACGCCGCCTGGTCCAGCAGGGAGATCAGCCCGGCTTTCTCCAACTGAGGCCCAACCTCAGACCAGTACTTCTTCGCCGAGCGAGGCAACCACTTCGGGCATTCCGGGAGGCCGATCGGCCGCTGCTCATTGGCACCGTGGCTGTCCCGGTCCTTTCGGAAGTTACCTTCCAGAACCTTCAGCTGTGCTGGCTTTGGTCTACGTCCTGCAGTCATAAAAAAAGGGGCACCCTTTCGGATACCCCCCCTACCTCAATTTTGCCATCGAAAAAAATCACGGATAGGCAGCGGTCGAACCCAATTTTGCTCAAAAGTTTTGACCCCGCCCCCGGGCCCGCAGCTTCGCCCGCGCCCGCTTGGATTCGTTTTCAGTTTTCAGTTTGTGACACGGCTTGCAAATAGCCTGCAGATTATCGTCTGCATCGGTACCGCCTTCAGCCTTAGGCACAATGTGGTCAACAGCTACAGCCGGCATCACACGCCCCTTGCCCAGGCATGGCTGGCACAACGCCTTATCCCGGCGCATGATCCGCTCACGCAGCTTGCGCCATCGGCCGCCATATCCACGCTCAGTACTGGAGCCTCTACGCTCATCCATCCAACCACTGGCCAATGCCTGATGTGCATCACAATAGCCATTGCGCGCAGTGGTAGTGGCAGAGCAAGTGTGCTGCCTGCATTGCCTGGGGATTGCAGCGGGCATCAGTTCAGCTGCTCCCATGCATCCACAAGCCCGTTATGCCTGGTGGCACAGTCGTGGTACTCAGCTGCAACATCTTTGATCACCAGCACCATCTCACCGCCCTGCCCGTTCCGGAGCTGTGCCGGTACCAGCGGGCATCTCACCAGCAGGTTCTGCTGGTCCGGCGACAGATTCCCCCCGAAGGGCTGCGTTGAGCATGCGGACAACATCAGGCTCAGCACACACACGCTGATAGATAGGCTTCTGAATCTCACGGATGATTCCCCGATCAATAACACGCTCATTGGCCCGAAGCTCACCCAGCCGCGACTCCACCGACTTGGCAATGCCCGAGATATCGCCCCTGATCTGCTCTGCCAGCTCTTGCCTGTCTTCAACCACAGCCAGGCGCTTGGCATCCTCAAACCAACCCCGAGCCGTCCAGCTACCCAAAGCAACCGCCCCAAGCACCACACCAACAATCAGAAGCTTCACCTTGAAAGTCATTTGCGGTCCTTGAGGTACTCCACGGCATTACCGCCGTAGTAGTACAGAAGATTGGCACTGAACACCCAGCACAGGGTTTGTGCCAGCGGTACCAGCTCCGGAGAGATACCACCCAACAGAATCTGAGCCAGAATCACATACAGGCCCAGCAAGCTGGCATAGGCCATCATCCGACGATGAAACCACCACTGGTTTGGGTTCGGGTGGCTATCGGCCATATTCACTCTCAATCAGCCGATCAAGCTTGGCATTCATGGCCCGCAGATCCAGCTTCAGCTCGTCAAAGTTCTTCTCTGCCCGCTCCTGATCATTCAGGCGAGCCTGTTGCAGCATCTGGACAGAAGTCTCAACCAGTGAAATGCGCTCATCCTGCTTGGACTGATCCCGCGAGATCGATACCGCCAGGATAATCACGGTGATAATCACCGCGATGGGAATGCCCTTATCAACGTGCCAGCCCCTGCGATCGCTCATATCCTCACTCATTGCGGGGTCTCACCCCGCCTCATCAGTTCAGAAAGCTCGTTCGCGCGGCTGCCCACCTGCCGGGCCCACTTGCTGTCCAGCATCTCTGCAGCTGCTCGGTCCCAGTCCTTCTCAGCCAGGGCACCCAACATGCGCCGAAACTCCAGCAGTGTGGGCACGCCCATGTTGAACGCCATGTTGGCCAGCACCACTTTCCGAACAGGGTTCAGGCTCAGCCACAACGGCAGGCGCTCCAGCTCTGCCACCACCTGGTCAATGTCGTTATCCAACATAAACCCAGCCTCATCCTCACTGATCCCGCGATCATCCAGGTTGCGGCCATAGCCGATTGTCAGCTTGCCCACCGTATCCCGGTATGGCTTCAGGCGCAGGCCTTCATGGCGTTCAAGTTGTTCCAGGAGGAGTTGTCTGTTCATGATTCCAGCCATAAAAAAACCCGGCGTTGGGCCGGGTATGAAGGAGTATCAACTAGAGGTTTCATGCGCTGTTCAGATGCACTTCCTGCACCTTACGGGAAAGAGAGTAGTTATCTGCATGCAGAATGTCAACTTGTTGACCATCATGTTATCCGTAAGAAACAAGGGCGCAATCAATCCACGCCTCAGCAGCGCCCAGCAAGTACCTGGCCCGCTCCCGACTACCCACACCAGATTCCCTGGCAATGCGGGCCAGGCTCATCTGCCCCAAGTACGCCATCACCACAATCCGGCCCATCACCTGGTCCCGTTTCTTCAGGCGCGCCACCGCCCTGTCTACCGCCTCTGCATCGTCATCCGAGCAAACGGGCATAGGCACACTGCTGCCCACGGCAAGCTTCACCCCGTAGCAACCCAAATCCACCCCACCGCCAGAGCGCACCCAGTGCCCCCACGCCGTCAAACGTTGCTGGGTATCACTCAGCATGGCTACCTCCAAGCGCCTGCCACACCTTGGCCAGGCCCTGCCTGCCCGCCTTGCGCCTGGCACTCACCACCGCCTCACTGGGCGGCAATGCCGGCGGAAACACCTTGTGGGCTGCAGCCCGGCTTTCCCTGGCAAGCCCCAGAATCCGCCCCACATCGGGCCAGTAGAAATCCCCATCGCCCTCAACAAGCTTGGCCTTCGCCCGCTCCAAAGCCTTTTCCAGCTCTTCCATGCCCAGGGAATCAATCTCACGGGCCCACTCCCTTCGGGCCAGCTTTACGGTTTGCTCATCGGGCCATTGCACGGCAAACCGGTGCCCATAGATCAACTGCAGCCGGTTGAAGAACAGCACGGTTTTAACCTTCTGCTCCCGCGTAAACCGGTCACCAGTTGTCGAGTGCGTAGTGGGGGTCTGTGAGTTGCTTCTGGACTGCAGCTCTTTCGTCACGCCTTGAACGACGCTCTGGATCTGATGCACCTGTGCCATGGGTACTCCGCTGTTGGTTGTTCTGGATGGTCTGGCTCAGCCTGTCCCGCTCCCGGGCATAGCTTTCAGCAAAGGGCTTGTAATACTCCGGGCCGTCTGGAATGCGCCCCAGGTTGGCCTCTGCACACTCCATGATCTGCCTGAGATCACCAATACTCAGGGCCCACTGGGTCCAGCACTGGTACACGGCAATCAGCTTTGGCCTGGAAACCCGGTGGTACGCCCACTCCCGCTCCCGGCCAAGGAAAGAACCCCATTCGGCTGGCTTTTGGGGCTGGAAGGTGTCCGGCCAGGCAGCAATATCGCCCGCGCCCGCGTTAGTAGAGTTAAGTTCAGTAGAGTTATACAGATGTGTGTTGTTCCTTGTGTCGCTCCCTGTGTTGCTCCCTGTGCTGTTCCTGCTCTGATCTACCGGCACAATTTCCCGTGTTTTCGGGAGGTTAACCACATTCCCGCTGTGCGGTTCCTTGTGCTGTTCCTTGTGTTGTTCCCTGTGTTGTTCCTTTTCCGGACGGACTAATCCCGCGTCAGCCAACGGCAGTTTAAAAACAAGGCCCCGGCTACGGCTGGAGCCATGGTTCACCACCAGCCCGGCCCGCTCCAGCTCCGCCACCCTGGCACGCACACGGCCAAGGGTTGGGGTTTCCGCCCGCTTGCGCTGACTGCCCCAATCCGGGTCTACGGCGATCAGCTCCGCCATGGCCCGGTAGGACAGCTTCCGCGCCGGCCCACCGGCTATGCCCGTGCGGTAGTCCATATACCGCCGAAAGCCCCGCAGATAGATCACCTGAGCCTCAGGCGTGAGCCCCTGCAGGGCTTCATCCTCGGCATCATTCCATTGCGAACGCATGCTATCTGCCCCTGCTTTCAGAGCGGCCGAAGAAAACCCGCCAGGCGCCCAGATCCGGCCTGCGATAATTCAGCACCCATTCCGGAATCTTCACTATGCGGCCATTTGCGCGCCCCTGAACGAAGAATTCCATATCAGGCTGGACCTTGGCCGCTTCATCCCACTCTTCCAGAAGCTGGGCCATGCGGTGCTGCCAGTCGTCTGGCATCTGGTGCATGCCGGCGCGCGGGAGTACCAGGAAGCTGGCGTAGCTAAGGCCAAACCAGGACCAGAGCCTTTCTTTGCCTTGGATTCTCACTCCACGCCCTCCGGTGTCAGTTCCAGATGCTCAATCTCCAGCTCGGACATATCGATGAATTCTGGATCGTCTCTCTGGGAAACGCAGTTGAGAACGTTGCTGTGAGCAATGACTTGGTTAATGGCTTCAACGAAGTCCTCTTTGTCGTACCAATCCCCGTTCATAACGTCCCGAGCTATGTTTCGCAGCGCTTCGGTGTCGTTGCTGAGCTGTCGACGGAAGCCATTCATCGAAAATTTCATGCCGGCACCTCAATCTTTTCCAAATTGGCGATAGCCAGCTCAAAGGGGTCGACTTCCTCCCATGGAAATTCGTCAAAGATCGGAATGCGCTGATGCTGGAACCACTCACCGACGGTCATTTTCCGAGTCACCCCTTTTGAGATACTGGCGCACCCGTCGAATGGCACTGCCTCGCGACTCAACTCAGTCACAAGATCAGCGGCACCAGTTGGCCCCAAATCAGCCCATGAAGCGCCCCTGATATGCGCAATCAACGCCCACTGGCTCATAGCCAGCAAAGCAGAAGCGGCCCGCTGATAGTTGTTGCAGAGCTTGCGGCCTGTGTTGACGTGAGTGACCTGAAACACCCCGAACGGGAGCATTGTTACTGCCAGCCCTGGACTGGCTTCATGCGCCAGGCCTGGCACTGTTCGCGTGACACCATCGGGCGCCGGTATCTGAACAGCGATCTCGCTCAGGCCATATTGGAAATCGAGATTGCTCTCTTGCTCGCTCATTCCTTACCCCATCCACCCGGTTAGTTATGCGACAGACTTGCTCTCGGTAGACTCTGGAGACTCGCCGAAGATGTCAGGACGCATGGAGTAACGATCTATATCACCGCCCTTGGCTCTCACGGCGGCCTCGAGCTTCAAGACATGACAATCAGGAATGCGAACCCAGCCATGAAGACTAGGCGGACGAACACCACAGATTCTTGCTACTTCAGCCTTACTGCCCAGGCAGTCGGCAATTCGCTCTACGATCTCTATAGCCATAGGATACCCCCTTGTTAGCCATCAGATAGTAGCCAATGGCTATGGTCATGTCCAGCAGCCTGACTTACTTGATAATTAGTTAAAGGCTAACATCACGCTCATGAAAGACGATTCCGAAAACGCCAGAGCCAGCAGGCTCAAAGAAGCTGTCGAAAGCGGCCCTCTCAACATGAACGAGATCGCCGAAAGGCTTGGTGTTGCCAGAACATCCGTTCTGAACTGGAAACGCCGCGGATCTATCAACCTGGATAATTTGCGAGGAATTGCCGAACTTACCGGTTACAGGTTTTGGTGGCTGGCTTTTGGAGAAGGCCCCAAAAAAGCCGACGTGGCTGACGCAGAGCCGGGCTCCGAGATCGAGCCTCCTCTAGTCGGGGTTGCCAAAGCTTCGCCTGAGCACGCTCGCTTGGTCTCCTGCATTTCACACCTCACTGCTGCCCGGGTGCTAACACCAGGTATTGCAGACGGAATCACCACAACTCTTGAGGCAATAGCAGCCTCAAAGAAAGGTTAGAGCGGAAGCCGACCTAAACGCCTATGGAAGCCAAAGGATTGGCAGAGATACTGCTCAATCCGGCAACGGGAAGACTTGGATGAGCAGTAGATTCGAACGTACAGTGCAGTTTTTTGATATTTCGCTCACGGGCCATACACGGTCCAGAGATCTAGACCCAAACCACAAAAAATTTGCCAGCCCCAAAACTCTTGATGAACTTCTGACGCATATCGAAGTCATTCGAGAGCTTGGCCAAGCCAGAAAAAAGTCCGGAACCAAATCGAAATATCAATTCGCCCTGGAGCATATCGAAAACAGGGACGATTGTTGGATTCTGCTAATAAATCTTGTCGATAGTAATGCAGCAAACGTAGTTACGAACCGAATCGATGGGTCTGAAGCTGATCGCCACACCATTGAGTTTAACGACGATCAAGGTCTGGAGTCCTCCGCCCATCTAGTAATATTCAAAGAGACAAACAAGCTCGGTAAACACTTAATGCTCTTTGAAAAAAGTCAGCACGTACCTTTTCAGAAGGCATCGGCATTCCTAAACCATTTAGCTGCCGTCGCTGCCAGACATTTTCGAGACGAGTATGTAAAGCCGCACCCCAGTGGCAACCCCGCGAAAGAGATAAACACCTACTGCAAATTCAGCTTGTTCGCTCACCCCTCCGACGAATTCAAAGAAGAATTGCGAACAGGCACGCTCACCGGGATCAGGTTGACGAGCGACACTGTATTGCTGAGAGGCTACGACGCGAAGGCACAACCTGAGCTGGTCGGAACCGAAGTTAAAGTGGATGTAACCAGATGGGCGGTAGCACGTTCTGGGGGGAACATGAAACACCTGAAAAAAGCTCTAGCCCATGCCAACGAGCTTGATGTTCCTTTTGTAAGAGTTAGCTTTGAGGACGAGACAGGCTCCAGCCATACCGCTACACTGAGCACGGATACGGGAATGCTCATGAACAAGGACCGCTACGTCAAGAAACGCAAAATCAGAAACTTCTCAGTACCACTTGCAACGGCGGTTCCTGTAATCAATGAAGAGATTACGCAGAAAATGATAGAACTAAGACATGCTTAGCCGATTGAAGGAATTTAAACTCATTGCGTATCAACTTACGCGGCCTGTTTCGTATCTTAGAATCCAGCACGATGATAAGTGGATTTATGATTGGCTTATTCCCGGAACACTTACTGCGGTCTCCGTTATTGCCCTGTTTAGCCTGACATCAATTGCCTATGTGACAGGGGGTGGCGGACTTCTCTCCCAGCTCACCGGCTTTCTGGAGAATCTCCCAGGTTTCTTCATAGCGGCTCTAGCCGCAGTCGCTACGTTTAACCGCCATGACATTGACGAAGTGATGAACAACCCACCTAGGGTTCGTATCATGTATCAAGGCAATCTTGGCTTTGTAGAAATGACAAGGCGGCGCTTTCTCTGCGTACTATTTTCCTACCTAACTGCCGTAACAATATTCCTAATCGTTGCCTACTACATTGCTTCAGCCATCGGCAAAGAGACAATACTACCTGACTGGTTTCAATGGGTTCTGGCGACCTCTTACCTATTTCTGTTCTGGCAAATGGTTACAGCAACCCTGCTTGGCCTTTTCTATCTAGGCGAAAGGCTCCACACACCAGGCGCATAGCCTGATCAAATACAGGCATACCCAGAAAGCCCCGCAGGCCAAAGCCTCCGGGGCTTTTTTTGTGCCCCAAACCCCGTCTATACCTCCACCCTTGCACCCGAAATAACCACAAAATAGTAAAAAATAACCGTCACACTATTGACGGTGATGTTAGCCATTGTCTACGATTAAGTCATATTGATAACGCGATGGCATCTTATGGCTAACATCACAGGAACAGAATTCGAAATCCAAGACCCAGGCCGCACCCTGACCCCACGTCAGCGTGAAGTCCTGGTCTGGATCGTCGAAGGCAAGGAAAACGAAGCGATCGGCATGCTGATGGGCATCACGCTGGGCACCGTTAAATTCCACGTGATCGCCCTTCTGCGCCGGTTCGATGCACCCAACCGGCAACTGCTGATCAGCCGCGCCTGGAAAGCCGGGCTGGTGAAGGCACGGCAGCTGGCCATTGGCTTGCTGATTCTCGGCAACGCCATGCCAGGCACCGCAGACCAGCCGGTAACACTCCGCTCTCCCCGCGTTGCAAGGATTCGACTATCCGGCCGCCGGGATGCAGACGACTACCCCATTGTTATGCCAACCAACCTTGATGATCTCCGCACCGGAGACAGGGAGGCCGCATGATCCCCGAGTACATCACCCTCGCCGAAGCCGCGAAAACGCTGAACCTTGGCCCGCGCAAAATGATCCAGGCACTGAAGTGCCGGGGCATCATCGATCAGCACCGCCTACCCAACTGGCGCTACACCCAGCGCGGCCTGTTCAAGGTGGAAACCAAGGCATTCAACCACCCCGTTCGCGGCCTGCAGCACAGCGCCAAAACGCTGGTTAGCCCTGCCGGCCTGGAATTCCTGCGCAAAGAGTTCGCAGAGCAGATCGAAATGGAGAAAGCCTCGTGAAGCAGATTTCCACGTTCTTCGCCCTGATGGCCGAGTTCGGTACCGCCGAGATCCCGCTGGAGGATATCTGCGACAAGT